TTGGCATTGCTGGGTTGCTTCGTCCACATTATCGAGGAGGGCCGGATCATGGCACAGGTAGAGAATGGCGTGCAGACGGTAATTGCCGTCCTCGTCCGTGAAAACGACGGCAATGACGCTGGCATCACCGCGACCCGGCGCACCATAGGCCGGATCCCACCAGCACGATGCGGAGATTAATCGCTGTGTTCCCAGCCTGAGGACGGCTTCGCCCCCGGCCTCGTGATAATCAAGCGGTGCGGCGTAGGGTGCCAGGCGATCCGGATCGAGTCGCCCGTCAACGATCGATGCCGGGCGCAACAGCATTTGACTCTGGAATTTAGCGGGGCCGGAGCGTTTTTTAAGGGTGTTAATTTGTTCAAGGGAAAACCGTTCGGGCCACTGGCTGTTGCCTTGTTCATCGAGTAGGGGAAGCTCCAGTCGTTGATAGTCCGTCAGATAGGCGTGCTCGCCTCCCGCGTTTTCAAAACTATTACGGATAGCGTAGATCGTGTCATGGGTATGCGGTGTGCCAATAAACAGTTTCAACCCGCCGGGGCTCAGCACGTAGTCAATCTCGTCCAATCGTTCACGCAAGTCTGCTCGCTTGCCCGGCGTGTCACATGTTTTTGGAACTTCGACATCATCACAGATCACCACATCGGCACGGCTGCCGGTGATATTACTGCCGATGCCCTTGGCCAGCATGGACGGATCACGCAGTTCCTGTTCCCGCTCAATGGTGAACCGGTCAGATGCCCATTCATCGGCTTTTGCTGGTTTTAGTGCCGTGGTCCAGGGATGGCGTTCCGTAACACGCTTGACGTTGCGCACCATACGGCGCGCCAGGGCATGATCCGCAGACAGCACCAGAATACGCCGGTTGGGATCGTCCAGCAAAAGCCAGTTCGCGAACAGGCCTGCCAATGTCGATTTGCCAGCATTACGAAACGCCATCAGTAGAAGTTCCCGATTATCCTCATGCCACCTGTCAGCCAGCCACGCCGCCATGGTGGTATGAAGATTGGGTGTGCTCTGCCCCTGTTCCTTGTTCCAGACATCAATGAAATCACAAAAGGAAATGCCCGACGGGGCCAATCCACCGGACGTTTTCTGAACCATATCGATCATTGTCTTTCCCTGATTGTTGCCTCAGGCCGTAAGAACATCCAACGTCAGCGCCTTCAATTCATTCGGCGTTGTGGCGGTGTCAATGCTGGCGTGGGCCGGGGCATCACGGAGTTTTTGCGCGGCGGCTTCGGCGGCATCGAAGTCCGTTTCTTCCTGCGGGGTCATCGTTCCGCCCCGTGCAACGCGGCGCTGTAACGGTGTCAGCACCTTGTCGAATGGGTCAAACCGGCTGGCGCGTTCAATCCTGATGTGGTCTTTGTGAATGGCCCTGGCCTTCCCCATGTCAACGTCAATGATCGCACCAGTAAGCTGCCAAGCATTGCGGAAGGTTCGGTCGTTCGGATGGACCACAGTGGAAGCATCACGCTGAACACCATCGCCGAGTTCGATATACGTTTTAGGCTGCATTTTCCATTTCCTTTCTTTGTGTCAATTTCCAAGCGTTGCGGTATCCCCGATCAGTCGGGATCATATCGCGCCGACAGATAACAAAGCGGCGCATGTTAGAACCCTCCGGTGCATCCCATACCCGGCGCGGCACGTCTTTCTGTAACAGGTATTCCATGGCCTGTTCCTCGGTCATGGCCGGGACAACGTTATCGTGCAAGCCATGGCCTTCAATTACACGGCCCTTATCGTCAACGGCCAAGGGGTAGACGGTGACAGGCGGCAAGACATCGCCATGCATCGCCATCGCCAACCACATAGGCGACGGCGTTGTAATACATGGCGACGCGTCAAAGTCGTCGGGGTCTTCCCACACGATGCAGTAGTGCGGCTCGACAGGTTCAATGCCGCGCTCTTTAAGGGTGATTTCACGTTGCCATAGTTTCAGGGAAAGGGCTTCGTCGCGGGTCAGGATTTGCTTCATGCTAAGCCCCCCGATACGCTTAATGTTACCTCGTCTGCGTCGAATGGCGTATTAGACGGGGTAGTAACAGTGAACCAGAAAGATGCCGCCAACATACCAGTATCGGAACGGTATAACCCCATGATGAGAGAGCCAGTAGCGGTTAACGCGTTATCATCGCGACCCATACCGCCTACAGCGTAACCATTTGCCGCGCTCATACTGTTAGTGAAATTATGTGTGTAACTGCCAACAGCATGATCCGTTAAGCTGCTCATATTAAATGAGGCCCGGACGCTTGGTGTAGTACCGTTTATGTTAGCCCACGACTTCACCAGTCCACTCATTAAGTCGGTAGCTGTTCCGCCGTCTTTGGCTACGGTGCCGTCGCCGTTTAATGTCGCGCTCATGCTAAGTCTCCGAACATTGCTGTATCAATGTACGCGCGATCAACAGCCGCATTAGTACTTTGATTGACACAGAAGAAATTAAAGATAGCAGCCGTTGACGCCCTGTACTCATTACGGGTACAGCTACCGCCTGACATGGGTACGCTGTACGTCACACCAGAGAAACCATTTGTAAAAGATACCCCGGCGTCTCCAACCCCATGATCCGTAATGGACGACATATTTGCGCTATTTATAATGCTTACCGTTGTAATGGTGTTAGCTAGCGCCCACGCCTTTGCCGCACTCTGCCCCGTAAGCGTGATCGGCCCGGTTCCAGCCTTGTCACCGATTGTTGTCGCCCTGAGTTCACTCATTATACGGTACTCCATGTTGAGCCTGTTTCGACAGTCACCGCGAACCCGGGTTCAACTGTGATCGGGCCGACGCTCATAGCGTTGATAGCTTGGTAAATTGTATGGGTTCCGGTTCCGGCGTCTGTGATGTTGATCGCCGCACCGCCATAGGTCGCCGCAAGTTGCAACGTCGCCGCTGCAACCCCGACAACGTAATATTCCGTCGCCGCAGCAAGGCCAGCCGGGAGCGTTGTTGTTGACGATACATAGACCGTATCGCCATTAGCAAAATCGTCGTCGGTTCCCCGGCTGATTGTATCCGCCCCGGCATCTGCCGTGAACGTGGCTATATGGTCGGCGACCGTAATATTCTCGATTACGTTTTTTGCATTGCTTCGCAAAATGCTGTTCGTGCCAAGCGACGGACCACCGCCCGTAATGCCTGTCAGGGCAGAGCCATCCCCGGTCGGCGACAGGACATCTGATCCGATAGCAAGGCCGAGGGTTATCCGCGCCGATGCAGCATCGGGATCATCCATGACGGTGCCCATAAACGCACTCGCCGGGTAACCGCCTGGGTCAACCGCCGCTATGGGATTGCCGGAAGCGTCAAAGGCGAGGTACTTGTTGGCGCGAGACGCCACTGTCGGCAGGGTGAGTGTGTTGGCCGTATCGGTTGTGGAAAGGAACAGGCCTCTGCCAAGTTCATCATCGATTTCCTGAATCATGGCGATGATCTTGTCCAATTCATCGTTGATGACCTTGGCGCGGAATTCGCCTGATTCTTGAAAATCTGTTTCTCGTTTTACGACCAGGCTCCGAACCAGCGTTACGGTACTATTGACGGATGGAGTCGTTACAAATGTGGCCGTGCCACCAGCGTCGGAGCCAGCGCCGGAAACCGTGTAATGTGTCGTGATGGTTTGAAGCGTGTCGTCCAGGTAAACCTGAATATCCGCATCAGCGAATATGGGAAACGGATAGGTGAAGGCGGCCTGTGCGCCGTCACCGGTATATTGAATACGGGGACTGATATCCCCGATCTTGATATGCTCTGCCATGGTGTCCTCGCAGATATTTTAAGGGTTATTCAAGGGTGTGGATTGCCCCGTGGCCTGAAACCAAGCAGGGAGGGTTTTGATGTAGAGGGGGCCATCTGGTTTGAAATACCAGACATGCCACTGAGAGCCGCCTGACCGAAGTCGAGGAGACTGGGGCGCGGCGCGGTTGATGACGTGCCGCGAAGTCCGGCGGCCTCGCGATCAATAAACCAGTCCTGATCGGCTAACCTTTGTTCTGTTTCCCGCTGGAGATTGGCTAGAATGGCATCGGCGGACCGGCTGCCGGTTAACCCGGATGCGCTAAATAGCGCCCGTTTTGACGCCAGATCTTTACGTAGTTTTTGGCGTATCTGTCGTTGTGATACTTCCCGTTGTTTCTCGATCTGCTCAAGCTTTGCCCGTGCCTGATTTGCCATGGCCTGGGATTGTGCCTTGGCTTGTTTTTGAGATTGGGCAACGGTTATCCCCGTTGAGGCGGCACCTATGAGAGCCGCGGCAACGGCTGGTTCCATTCCTGTCATACGAAAGTCTCCTTGATAGTCATTGGTGAAAACGTGTTATCCGTTCACTGATAATTCGGTGGCGACGGAAAGCAGGGTGAACGGCAAGGGCGCGTCGTGATCGATTGTCCACAGGGGCATCGTGCTGCTCGACCGCCACCCGAAGGCCCGAATGGTCTTGTCTCCGGTATAGGCGGCTGGTGCGGAATCAAGCACGCTACTTCCCAGTCGCTTGAACGGGATATCCCGAAATCCGCGCCCGCTGTCCAGCCGCAAGGCGTGGCTCAGATGCAGGCGGAAGGTAAAGGCTATGGGGCGCATTTTTGCGCTGCTACCTTGCGCCTGCACGACGGGCGGCAGCGGCTCAATCCGGTGACTGAAAGGCAGGCCGATCTCCACGGTGGAGGTGGGTGTTTCCAGCGTGATGGCACCAGCCGTGACGGTGCGGAGGGGATGGACAGCATCATCAGCCAGAACCGTAACGACGGAGCCATCAAGGTGATCAAGCCCTGACCAGGTGTCCTGCGGTGTTCCAGATACACCGCTCAGCGCGGCATCGGAATGACATGCGTCATCAAATCGTTCAAGCAGCCAGCCGCCGTTTCTTTCCGTGACGACGTAGACCTGGTCGTCTGCCACGCTGAGTGACCGGAATGCGCCTTCCGTTACCTGTCGGCTCCAGGCCGTCACCTGCTCGGCACGGAATACTGTTAAAGTGGCGATGGTTCCATCTGCGTCGACCACATGGAGTTGCCGTGTGCTGCCGTGGTAATCCAGATCGACAGGCTGGCTGATCATATGGGGCGCAAGGGTGGCCAGATCATTGGATTGGTAAGCCTGCTCCACATCAGTAAACAGAAATTCGCGAAGCCCGGCACCATCGCGCGGAATAAACAGCGTTGCGCCATCCACGTCACGGGGCGGGATGGTTCGATCAATGGGAGAACCAATCCGGGTCTGCCGGTTGAGTTGTACGTTGCCGGGGGTCAGGGGCTCGCCGGTTACCATCCATTCCGCACCGGATGTGAAGACCTGAAGGTGTCGCCCGGAAAAAATGGCGCGAATGGCATTGACCTGATCGGCCAGCAAGGCAAATTCTATGGATTCGTCATCCAATCCAACCCCTAAATCAAAATTGTACAGATCCGATGATTTTGACATCCACAGCCTGTTCGGCAGGTCTCGTGATCCGCCGATAACCAGGCGGTCCTGGTGAAAACAAATCGAGGCCGGCCAACCGCGCACAGTGGAAAATGATTGTTCTTCCCAGTCTTTGGTTGCCGCTGTAGAGGCAAGGGTTTCCTTTACATCCGCCTGAACCAGCGTGGCGGATGTGTACGCCGTGATTTCAACTTCCTTGTCGACAAGGCGAAATCTGGTGCCCACGTGATTTGCATCAAACACGCCTGCGGACGCTGTCAGGGTGATCGAACCCGTGGTGGCACCGGGCGTCAAGGTCACGCCGTCATCGGCAAACTTGTGATGGGGTTGGTAAATTCGGTTGTTTTCATCGATGAACGTCCAGTCATTGAGAAGCCATGTCGTATCACTGGTGCGTGTCACCTTCTTCGGCGGGACGTCCGGGTGCACGATCAACAGGGTATCGGCACTCTGCACCCAGTTGATCTGGTCCAGATGGATGCCGGTCCACGGCGTTGCGATCCCCGCCACATGGACATCGTCTCGATAGACATCCAGTTTGGCGTCACTGAGGGCCAGCAGGTAGACCTGCTCGGTGTTGAACTCGAACGTGATCAGACGGGCTTTGCCGGGCAGGGTGTCGAGAAAGCGAAGCCCTGAACGGCGGCGCACGCCCCCGGTCGGGTGGATAAAAATATTGCTCAGGGTTTTGGCACCGTTGTCATAGGCACGCAAGTCGCCACGACCC